CAGTTCTCAGAAAAATGCTGGAAAGGATATGAAAAGAAAGGTATGAAGACAATGTTTGGTAAGAGGTATCCAAACTGTGTTAAGAAAGAAGAAGTTCAAAGAGACGAGTATGGTGATCAAATGGGTGGTCCTAAGATCTCAAAGAAAGAGATAAAAAAAAACTTAGCTAAGAACGAACCAGATAAGCAACATACTACCGATACTTCTGAGGGTATGGCATATGGTATTACCAGAGGTTCAGGTAAACCATCAGGTCAAATGGCAGCATTTGGAAAAGAAAAGAAAAAAGAAAATCCTTACTCTCTCAAGAATAAGTTGAAGATGGTGATCAAATCAGTTGCTGAAAAGGAAAGAGCAAAGGCAGGTGTAACAAAAGAAGATGTTATACCAGAGGCAAAGTATGAGGCAGGTGCTTCAACTTATGGTAAAGCATCTATCAGAAACAAGAGAAGATTTGGCACAAAAGGTGAGAATCCTGATCCGTTGACTGGAAAGAAGATTACAAAAAATGCGACAAGAGGTGAACTAATTACTAAAAGAAGAGAGGCACACAAAGAAAAACGTGGTGTAAAGACCAAGGTGAAGTCTTACCATTATCCTTTTGAACTAAAGAAAGAGGAAGTTGGTATGAAAGAAGAAGTTGGTGTTAGCACATCTACCATGATGGACAAAGCAAAGAAAGAAGCAATGCTCAGAAAGAAAGAGCAAGACGCTGTTGCCAAGAAAATGAAAATGAGAAAAGAATCATCAAATTGGAGAGATGAAATCGAACTCAGTGAGGATGATATGAAGGGAATGAGTGTCAAGTCAGGACATAAAAGACCTACAAAAAGTGGGGCAGGAATGACAAAAAAGGGTGTTGAGGCGTATCGTCGTAGGAATCCAGGTTCAAAATTAAAAACAGCGGTGACTACTCCTCCATCAAAACTCGATCCTGATAGCAAGTCTGCAAAAAGAAGAAAAAGTTACTGTGCAAGAAGTGCAGGTCAAATGAAAAAATTTCCGAAGGCAGCAAAAGATCCGAACAGTAGATTAAGACAAGCAAGAAAGCGTTGGAATTGTTAATATAAGTTGTCTATATAGGGTAGTATATTTTAGAAAAATGTTATCATTTCTACTACCCCTTGCATCTAAAATTATTACAGATGCAGTAAATAAAATCCCTGATGACGCAGAATTAGGAGAAAAATTAATCGATATTTGCTTAGTAATTATTGGTAAAGCAGTAAAATTAACTAAGACAGATGCTGATGACAAGTTATTTGCTCAAGTTGAAGCAGCAATCAAATCACGTTAATATTAGAGATATATAAATATCTAAAGAAAAAGATTTTTATAGGTAAAAAACATGTCTCTTTGGGGAAACAATGACAACCTAACATCATCTGGAACCGTAAGTCTAAATTATGATACTGGTGTAGTCACCGGTTCAGGAACAACATTTGGGCATGTTGGTTTCGGTGTGACAGGGGATGTTATAAGATTCGGATCTCGTGGAAGTGGAGGAGTTTATTTTGGTGATGCAGTTATAATTGACACCACAAGTCATACCAGTGTAACTATTGGTTCAACTGCTGGATTATCAGGTGCAACAATCTCAGGTGCTCAGTATAAGTTGAGTCAACTTCCAAAATCCACCATTTTAGATCATCATTATAGTAACAAACTTGATGGTGCACCAGATTTTGTTAATATTGCATTCTCACCACCTCTTACTGCTGATGGAGCAACCAGAACAAAATTTGGAAATGGTTCAACTACTGGTGCTGGTGCAAGTGTTTTACCAGTTAACAAAATATTATTTGAGACAGGTGGTCAAGTAGGTGATGTTTTCCTCGCAGATGCAACCACAAGAATTGCTGTTACAGGTGTTGGAACTGGTTCAATATCAGCAGAGGGTTTATCACCAGTTGGTTTTGTAACTATATTTGGTGTAATTCCTGATGGTGCTGATGTTCTTGGATCAGAAGTATTCCACATAACAAGTGGAGTTTCTACATCCTTAGGAACTATTGCAGGTTTAGATGCAGGTGCGGGTATAGCAGGAACTGCATTTACTCTAAGCACACCATTAACATTTGCAATTAAAAAAGGTGATGATGTTTCCTTTAACACAAACTTTATTGTAAGTATCGCATCAACATCTCCAGTAGGTTTATCAACTGGTGATTCATTGACATTCCAAAGACTCAAAGGTGGATACGATAAGCAAGTTTATGGTATTAGCACCAGTGCTTTTGATAACGTATCAACAGCATATAGAACCAGCGGAACAGGTTGGGTCGGTGTGACTACATATGTTGATGCACAAGGTCAGTTCAGAGTTAAGAGTGAAATACTCGTCGCGATGGGAACTCCTCATGAGGATTCAACATCAGGCATACAGACAGGAACAGGAAGTATCCTATATCCAACCCCAGTGTAGTACGTTTATGATTTCATGATATGAGATTTGATGAATTGAATGAGGGCAACTACTTGCTCTTCGCTATAAAATTCTATGACAATCCCCAAGCAGTCACAAAAAGTGATTTTGAGGATGATTTAAAAAGAATAAAATACATTAAAAGATTACTTAAACGGTATAAGAATACTGGTGAATTGAAAACTCATCTCATATTAAATCATCTTACTGTATTGTTTAATGTTTTTAATGAGGCAGCAGTGCCATTGCTTTTCTACAACTTAGAAGAAGAACTCTGGCCAATCATTAAAAGTTTTCTGGTTTTTCTAAATCGAATCCCAGAATATCCAATCACAGTAATCAACACAATTGAGGAAGATCGTGACTGTTCATCCCAGTTAAGAGACATTTGATGGACATCGACAAGTTCATAAAAAAATATTTAAGAGAAGGATCGCCAACAAACAACACCGGATCAAACGGTGCGCTTGCTGGTTTTTCTGCTTTGTCAACAGGTTCTGTAACTGGTATTAGTCCAAGACTTATTAAACAGCAAGATGATTTTGTAACTCAGGATTATCAAACTCCATTTGGATTGAATTATAGATTATCCGATATATTCCCCGTTGCAAAATTGAAAGAGACTGATGTTGATGATATGGTAGATGCATCAAAAGAGTATGAACAATTAGTTGATGAACAAAGATTTGGAAGAAGAGACAATATGAAAGATAAGTTACAAAAAATAATCGATACAGTTCGTGGATTAAGAGAGGAGGCAATATCTGCTGGTGTACCAACAAACAACGCAAGTAGTGGAGCTATCGCAGGTTTACCACCAGATACTCCTCCGGTAAAACAAAGAAAAAAATACATATATGGTGGGAGGGGTTCACGTAGAATGTGGATGCCGAATAAGAAAAATGGATGATACGAATGTTAACGCTGCTATTTTAGAAAGACTTGAGAAAGTTGTTCAATCTTTACAAGAAAACTCAGTAAAGATGGGTGAACTTCTTGCAGTTCATAATGAGAAGTTAGATAAGCAGGATCGTATTGATGCAGTATTGTTTGAGAAGATCGAACAAGTAGACCAGAAATTAGATCGACACGCAACAGATATTAAAAAAGGATGTGAGAGAGATATCATGTTAGTCGATACTCGTCTCAGAACAATCGAGAAAAAAATGTGGACAATCGCAGGTGCACTCACGATAATTAGTTTTGTAGTATCACCGATTGGACAGAGATTTGTAAGATCGTTGACAGTTCCACCACAATCAAGTATAATATTAGAAAAGTAATTACTTCAGAATGAGTGACGTTGAGTTCAAGAAACATCGTGTGTTTCGAGAAACACAAGATGTTATTTTTTATGACATATCTGTAGAGGATTCCAATGCATCAGACTTAGTTGTGCATGAGGGATCTGCTGTTTCTCCACCTGATGATTCGGTTGGAGCAAAGCAATTCTATATTCACTATCATCAAGTCGATCACAATCGTGTGTTGAAGGGAGAGAGAACCTTTGAGTTGGTGAATGTGGAATGGAAATATCCATATCACATCGTGCATTTGAATCGTTCATCAGGAGCATTGATCATACCCAGAGGAACTTGGCATCGATCTACCTCAGGTGAAAATGGATCTATTGTCATCAATCAAGCGATTCGTGACGATCTATTCAATCAAGCAGATGAGTTTGTTCCTGTATCTGCTGCAAATTGTACACAATTATATGATATACTGGTAAGTGAAACACCAGTGATTCATACATTAGGTGAGTGATGGATATTATTGATTCCAAATATATTGGTTTAATATCTTCAAGACTTCAAAAGTTTAAGAGAGTCAAAGCAAATCTCTATAACTTTCGTTGTCCGATTTGTGGTGACTCTCAAAAGCACAAGAATAAAGCAAGAGGATATTTTTATCAGGTAAAAACGAATACTAACTACAAATGTCATAACTGTGGAGCAAGTCTATCGTTCAATAATTTCTTAAAACAAATTGATGCAACACTTCACAAACAATACATTCTTGAAAAATTTAAGGAAGGACATGCCGGTGGTCGTAATTTTGTTGTTGAAGAACCAAAGTTTGACTTTACAAAACCAGTTTTCAAACCTAAATTAGATTTACCAAAGGCATCAGAAGTGCCAATGGCAAGAGAATATTTAGTAAAAAGAAGACTTGATCCGACTAAATTCTACTTCGCACAAAAGTTTCAAGAGTGGACAAATAAGCAAAAGCAAACATTTGATAACATTGTTAGAGATGAATGTAGAATCGTGATACCATTATATGATACAAACAGTGAATTAATTGGGTTCCAAGGAAGAAGCTTAGTTCCTAATTCTATTAAATATATTACTGTGATGTTGAATGATAACAAACCAAAAATATATGGACTTGAAAAAATTAATGAAAGGGAACCCATATTCATCGTTGAAGGACCCTTCGACTCCACGTTCGTGGAAAACAGTATTGCTATGTGTGGCTCCGATGTTGATATTCGGACGTATAATTGGAGCGATTATATTTGGGTTTTTGATAATGAACCTCGCAACAGAGAAATCAACAACCGAGTCTCCAAAATCATCGATCGAGGAGACAAAGTAGTGATCTGGCCAAATCACATAAAACATAAAGACATAAATGATATGGTATTATCAAACATTGATATAATGTCTGTGTTAAAATCAAACACATATTCTGGATTAAAAGCAAAAGTAAAATTTAACAACTGGAAAAAAATATGAGTAACGGAACTAAAGTTGTAAAGAGAGATGGTTCAATTCAACCATTAGATTTAGAGAAGATGCATGTAATGGTAGAAGAGGCATGTAAGAACCTTGCAGGGGTCTCTGCGAGTCAGGTAGAGATTCAGTCAGGTATCCAGTTTTATGACGGTATCAGCACCGCAGAGATACAGGAGATACTGATTCGTTCAGCAAGTGACCTAATTGATCTTGACCATCCGAATTATCAGTATGTTGCAGCAAGACTTTTACTGTTTTCGTTAAGAAAAAACTTATATGGTAGAATACATGAACTTCCCAATCTTAAGGATCACGTTGCGAAATGTGTGTATAAGGGAATATATGACTCAGAGATAATCGATTCTTATACTGATGAGGAATTTGATAAGTTACAGTCATTTTTAGACCATGATCGTGACTATTTGTTTACATATGCAGGTCTAAGACAGGTTGTAGATAAGTATCTTGTACAAGATCGAAGCACTGGTGACTTATATGAGACACCACAGTTCATGTATTTGTTAATTGCTGCTACAATTTTCTCTAAATATCCACAAGAAACAAGATTAGATTACGTTAAAAAGTATTATGATGCAATATCCAAACACAGAATCAACATCCCCACCCCCATCATGGCAGGTGTTAGAACACCTCTTCGGCAGTATGCGTCTTGCGTTCTGGTTGATATTGACGACACCTTGGATAGTATTTTTACTAGTGATATGGCCATTGGTCGTTATGTCGCACAAAGGGCTGGGATTGGTATCAACGCAGGTAGGATCCGTGGGATCAACGCTAAAATCAGGGGTGGTGAAGTTCAACACACGGGTGTTGTCCCGTTCCTCAAAAAGTTTGAAGCAACTGTCAGATGCTGCACTCAAAATGGCATCCGTGGTGGATCAGCGACTGTCCACTTTCCGATCTGGCACCAAGAAATCGAAGATATAATCGTTCTGAAAAACAACAAAGGCACAGAAGACAATCGAGTACGTAAACTTGATTACAGTATTCAGTTGAGTGCTCTATTTTACCAAAGATTTATTGACAATGAACAAATTACATTATTTTCTCCTCACGATGTTCCTAACCTTTACGACAGTTTTGGGACTGAATCATTTGATGAACTATATCGAACTTACGAGGCTGATGAATCTATCCCAAAGACTACTATAGGTGCACAAGAACTTATTCTTGCTCTGTTGAAAGAAAGGGCAGAAACTGGTAGACTGTACATAATGAACATTGATCACTGTAATTCTCACTCGTCATTTGTTGACAAGGTTGAGATGAGTAATCTATGTCAAGAAATCACATTACCAACTAAACCATTACAACATATCGACGATGAAACTGGTGAAATTGCTCTCTGCATTCTTAGTGCTATTAACATTGGGAAGATACGTGATCTTACCGATCTCAAAGTTCTTTGTGATCTTGCTGTTAGGAGTCTTGACGAACTCATTGATTTTCAAGGATATCCCGTCAGAGCAGCAGAGATCGCTACAAAGGCACGTAGATCACTCGGTGTTGGTTTCATAGGTCTTGCACATTATCTCGCCAAGCAGGGGCAGAAATACAGCGATCAGAAGTCTTGGGAGTTAGTACATGATTTGACTGAAGCATTCCAGTATTATCTTATCCAATCAACAGTCAATCTTGCAAAAGAAAAAGGTGCTTGTGAATATTCATCAAGAACTAAATATGGTCAGGGAATACTTCCAATTGATACGTATAAAAAAGATGTTGATGAAATTGTACCAAACAGTTTGAAATATGATTGGGAATCTCTTAGGTCACTTGTCTTGGAACACGGAGTTAGGAACTCAACACTGTCCGCACAAATGCCATCGGAGAGCAGTTCCGTTGTGTCTAATGCAACAAACGGAATCGAACCACCTCGCGGATACTTGTCCACTAAAAAATCAAAGAAAGGACCTCTTAAGCAGATTGTTCCGCAGTATGGAACTTTGAAAAATAATTATACACTTCTATGGGAAATGCCTGACAATAAGGGATACATAAATATCGTTTCTGTGATGCAAAAATTCTTTGATCAGGCAATAAGTGGTAACTGGAGTTACAATCCAGAGCACTTCCCAGACAATGAGGTTCCTGTATCTGCTATGGCAAATGATCTTTTGACTACATATAAGTACGGTTGGAAAACAAGTTATTATCAAAACACATATGACATCAAAACAGATGAGGTAGAAGAAGACTCTGCTTCACTTGATAGTTTAGTATGCGGAATTTTAGAAACATCGGAGGAAGAGTGTGAATCCTGCAAAATTTAAGATATCATCTACAGATAGGAGTACAATGCCACAAGTCAAAGGTATGACAGTATTCAACACTGAAGAGGTTGATACTAAGAAACAACCAATGTTTTTTGGTAAACCTTTAGGTGTTCAAAGATATGATAATTTTAAATATAATCAATTTGAAAACCTGACAAAACAACAGTTAGGATATTTCTGGAGACCAGAAGAGGTGTCTTTACAGAAGGATCGTGGTGACTATCAATCATTACGTCCAGAGCAGAAGCACATCTACACTTCAAATCTCAAGTATCAAATTATGCTTGACTCTGTGCAGGGTCGTGCACCAGGCATGGCATTCCTACCATACTGCTCTCTACCTGAGTTAGAAGCATGCATGGAAGTATGGTCATTCATGGAAATGATACACTCACGTTCTTACACATATGTGATTAAGAATGTATATCCAGACCCATCTGAAGTCTTCGATAAGATTTTAAATGATAATCGTATCTTGGAACGTGCTGCGAGTGTGACAGAATCATATGACACATTCATTAACTACGCACAGGAATGGGGTCAAGGCAATATGTGGAAAGATGACTGGAAGGCATCTCCATCATCAGTCTGGACACGTAAAGATTTAAAAAGACACTTATACAGGGCAGTCGCTAATGTCAACATTTTGGAAGGTATTCGCTTTTATGTATCTTTCGCTTGTAGTGAGCTTAAACTCATGGAAGGATCTGCGAAAATCATATCGCTTATTGCAAGAGATGAGAATCAGCATCTGGCAATAACACAGAACATCATCAACAACTGGAGAAAAGGTGATGATCCTGAGATGAAGGAGATTGTGAAGGAGGAAGAACAGTGGACATACAATATGTTTGATCGCTGTGTCAATGAAGAAAAAATATGGGCAGAGTATTTGTTTAAAGATGGTAGTATGATTGGTCTCAATGACAAATTACTACATCAGTATGTTGAGTGGATTGCCAATAAGAGAATGAAATCTATTGGATTAAAACCAGTGTATGACATTCCAGCAAGAAACAATCCACTACCTTGGACACAACACTGGATCTCTTCAAAGGGATTACAGGTTGCACCACAGGAGACAGAAGTCGAATCTTACATCGTAGGAGGAATTAAACAAGATGTCAAAAAAGACACCTTCTCAGGATTCAAACTTTGAGAATCCGAGACCCGAAGAAGAAATAGCATGGGACATTGAAGAGTGTAAAAAAGCAATCCGTGATGCTGCGGAAGATTATGATAAATTAGTTGGAGGTTAAAATGATGAATCCTTTTGGTAATGTATTGAATACAAGAGAAAGTTACAGTAGATTTCATCAAAAGAAATTTACTGAAGTCGAAGTTCAATTTGATAACGAAGATCCTGCGTGGATACCCTTAAATACTTTGTTAGCAATACAAAAATCTTATGGAAGTAATAGATTATGAAAATCCCTGGTACTACAAAGGTACAGCTTTCACTTCTGACGATATTGGCAATTTCTTCGGTTACGTCTACCTCATTACTAATAACACAACAGGCAAAAAGTACATCGGTAGAAAATATTTCGTGCAGAAAAGAAAACCCAGAGGTGGAAAACGTAGAGTCACTTCGGAGTCCGATTGGAAGAAATATTATGGATCAAGTCCCGAACTAAAGGCAGATGTTAAAAAGTATGGGAAATTAAATTTTAAGAGAGAGATTATATCTTTACATGAAACACTTGGAAAAGTAAATTATGAAGAGACAAAACAATTATTTTTAAATAATGTTTTGATTGAAGCACTTGACGATGGAACTCCAGCGTACTATAATAGCAACATATTGGGACGCTACATGCGAAAAGATTATGGAAACTTTCAATAACGAACTAAAGGATACAAGAGAGTGGGCATTAGATCGTATCGTTGAACTTTGCAATTATGGTGAATATAAAGACGTTATGAATGGAAATTCAATACGACAAGAGTTTAATGAGTGGATTGTCGTGAAAGATGATGAGTTAGATGTGCTTTCAATGGAGTATTTGGATGACTTTTAAGTATACTAATTATCAAATGCATCTTCGTAGACATATTCTATCAACTCTTATGAAAAAATTTGATGATAATCGAGCAATATATGAATGTGCAGATGAGTGGATTGAAAAATTTTATGCACCTCACACTGGTATCGTAGAGCTTTACAAAGCATCACATGATGTGGTAGATTACTATAAAACTCATTATGCTAAATAGGAGTACGTTATAGTGCTCAAAATGGTAGATAAGAAACCCACAGAAAAAATTGAAGAAAAACCAAAAAGTATCATTGGTAAAATTAAAGAAGGTATTGATGATAAGGAAGAGCAACTTGCATTCCTATCTACAATTGTCAGACTTGCTGTACTCGTGTGGTCTGCAGGAATCTTAACTTTAGCGTATGTTAAGTTGCCAGCAGCGTTCAATATACCAGAACAAAAACTGGATCCAACTTTTATAGCTTCTGTATTCACAGGAACGCTAGCAACTTTTGGTGTTCAAGCAGCAGGTAAGAAAAAGAATGGAGCAGGTGGTGGTGATGCGAACATTTCTAAGAAAGATATGGAGTTTTTAATTGCAAAAGCATCCGAGACTGCACCAGCACAAACAATTCGAATTGAACAAGCACCAGTTACAATTGTACCGAACGCTGCTCCACCTAAAAAATAAGGAGGTTTTATTATGAAAAAGTGGTTTGCCCTTGGTTTGGGTGGAATTTTAGGTCTATCTCATATAGGTCTGATAGGTCTTGTGAGTCGGAAAGCAAGTGTGCCGATCATAAGTCCACCAGTCGGACCTTATACATCATACATGATACAAGCAGATAAAGAAGGATATAAGTTAAGTTACACAGCAAACGATCCTAAGAAGTTGTTCATAACTAAGGACATCAAGGAGAAAGGTGGTTTCTTAGGTTTAGCAAATGAAACTACTCAAATTACAGAGGAGTATGTGATGGATAGTGCAACCAGTCAAGGTGGTGCTGTATCTAATCAAAGATCTTGGTTAGATCAAAAACCTGGTTTGACACAAGCACAAGTAGATGAGATAAACTCTGCCCGAAAAAGTGAAGCCTGTATTAAAGCAGTTGGATCCGCAGAGGGTACAGGCAGGTTGGTTGGGACAAGTGTTGGTGCTGCTGCTGCTCCTACTCTTTCCACTATTCCTTTTGTTGGTTGGGTTGCTGCTGGTTGGGTAGCGATGTTTGGTGGTAATCAAGGTGCAGAGATTGGTGGTAATATGGCAGAAGATCTTAATTCCAACTGCTGACATAGTGTGTAAACCGACACATTGATGCGTAATTATACCTATATGCTATAATAAATAATAGCGTACTGGAGTTGAAACTATCATGTCCCATTACACACTCGGTTATTACGACCAACAAAACGAATGCCACGAAATGTGCGAATATGCGGAAGACGCATTTGAAGCAGTAAAATTTGCAAGAGAGGATGTGCCCTATCTACAGGCACATCCTTTTTCTTTGCATATGATAAGGGAGGTTAAATGAAAGACTTACCTATCAAATCAACACTGATCATCTTTGCAACCATAGGAACCGCACTATGGTTCTATCCACAATATGCTTGGGCACATCCTATATTAGTATGAAAAAATTAAACACAATCATCTTGAATGTAACAATTTACATTCTCGACTTTCTCTATCGAGGTAGAGATTTCCAAAGATTTTGGGTTCTTGAAGTTATTGCAAGAGCACCTTACTTCGCATTTATAAGTGTGTTACATTTTCGAGAATCGTTAGGATTACGAGGTGAAGAACATATATACCTGATGAAGGAACATTTCTATCAGGCACTCAATGAAACGGAACATTTGGAAGAGATGGAACTTAGAGAAGGAAATAA